ATCGTGTTGTGAGTAAGTCTATTACGGCGAAAGAGTTGAATGTGGAAAGCTTGTCGGCGATTAGTGCGGATTTAGGTAACATTACAGGTGGTTCGTTGAATATCAACAACCGCTTCAAAGTGAGCAATCAAGGGCAAGTAGAAATGCGTGCTGCAGCAGGAAATGTGGGACTCGTCATCAACAATAACCAGATTATTGTGTATGACGAGCGAGGAAATGTACGGGTAAAAATTGGGCAGCTTTAGGTGTAAATGGGCGTGATATGAAAAGTTTGATTTTGTTCAATTTGCCATAAATCATAATCAGCTTGCATACCAAGCCACATACTAGGGCTGTTATTTAACGCAAGTCCGATACGCGTTGCCATTTCTGGTGTAATGGCAGTTTTACCGTTAAGAATGCGAGAGAGTGAAATACGGGAACCCCCTAATTTTTGGGCAACTTCACCAATTTTCATTCCCTCAATGTATTCTCTTAATACTAAACCTGGATGCGGTGGATTGTACATTTTCATAATAACTCCTAGTGGTAATCTTGATAATCAACGATTTCAGCGTGTCCATTTTCAAATTTAAAGGTAATTCGCCAGTTTCCATTTACGGTAATCGACCAATGCTCTTTAAGATTACCTTTTAATGGATGCAATCGCCAACTGGGTGCGTTCATATCTTGCGGGCAAGTTGCACGATTGAGAGCATCCAGCTGCAATCTTAATTTCGTTGCGTGCTGGGCTTGAATCCCAGCAGTAGAACCTGTAGTGAAAAAGAGTTCAAGCCCTTTGTGTTTAAACGATAGAATCATTTTAGCCTCTTTGTATAGAGTTAGTATACATCTTAAAAGTGGTTTGTAAAGTAACTCGATACAATAAAGGAGAAAAATATGATAGTTGCACTTTTAATTGTAGTGATTTTGTTAGCAGTCTTAGGACTGCTTTTTTATTGGCTAAAAACTAAGAAAAGCGTTAAGGCTAAGGAGGAGAATGTGAATTATGGTTTTAATATTCGCTCTAATTCAGGTAACTTAGAACCACTTAATTTATCTAATAAAGTGCGTTTTTTATTTCAAGGTCAGGTAAGTTTAAGTAATTCTCAAAAAAGTAAACGTATCCAAATTCCTTATAAAATTCAAGGTAAAAAATATCAAATTATTGTAAGAATGCTTGAAGATATGCCAACTTATGCTTATACATATTCACCAAAGGTATTTAGGTTTTATCATAAAATTGATAGGGATGCCATTCTATTTTCCCTAGATAAAATTTCTGAAACATACTTTGATATTATTACCATCAAACATTAATGATGGAGCAGGTACTGAATTTATGGTGGTGATATATGAGTAATTATGGTGTTCAAATTGGCAATTTATCTACACAGGAAATGCCGTGTCTTTTTTTATCGACTATATTTGATATTAACTTAGTTACTGCTAAAAATGGATATAAATCTATTTCTTCAGTAGAAATGTATAGTAAATTAAATAAATTTATTAATGATAATCAAAGAAGTTTGGTTTTTTTAAGTTTAATGGTTCACAATATATTGATAAGAATTATGGAATAGAAGTTCAAGGTATGAATTTTGAACTTGACGCTCGTTCTGGAATTGATAAATTCCTTCAATTTAAAGGAAGTCCATTTTTTAATTTTAAACTTTATTTTTATCACCCATTAAAAACAATGGTTGAGACTGGATATGGTATATCCATAAGAAATTCAAATAATGAAATTATTTATATTCAGGGATCAAATGGTGAGTTTTCTTATGCTGAGGATTTCAAAATAGGAGATGTAGGAAAAAACAGATTATATTTATCCTCAAGTTATGCTTTAGCTGGAAATATTCGAAAATTTTATGCTTCAGATGCACAAGGTGGGTTAGTTAGAGCTGAAATGATGACAGGAAATACAGAGCCGTCATATTATCAGCTAGATACGCCTATATTATCTATTAAAGCCCCATCTATTGCAGATGAGGAGACAGTGAAAAAAAGAGGAACTTATATTGTTTTAAGATAACTATAAACAAAGTGCGATAAATTCCGCACTTGTTTAATAGATAAGCTTAAACTCGAATCAACACATCCGCACTAATTCCCATATGTTGGTGAATTTTGCGGATCATATTGAGCGTTAATGGACGAGTACGGCTAAAGACTTCATACACTCGATTCGGCTTACCGATAATAGTATCTAAGTCTTTAATCGCTAGCCCTTCCTGTTCCATTCGGAACTTAATCGCCTCAATCGGGTCGGGCAGGTCGACAGGATAATGTTTTGCTTCGTAGTTCTCAATCAGCGTAAGCATTACATCGAAAAAATCAGCTTCATCAGAAGAAAAGGTCTCTTTATCAAAGAACGGCTCAACGATTTTCAATGCAGCTTGATAGTCCTGCTCATTACGAATAGGCTTAATTTGATACATAGCAAACCTCTAATTTAATTCAACATCATTGGCGTTAATACGATCATATTCGGTATGTGTACCGATAAACTTGACGTAAACCGCCCCAAACTGAAAGGCAATAGCAACGACTAAACGATGATCATTGCCTTTTATATTAAACACAACGCGACGATTTTTTAAAATACTAGCGGATTTATACTGTGCCTTAATTTCGTGGGCATTTTGCCAATTCGCCTTTTTTACTTCTGCAATCCACGCTTTTAGTGGTTGTTCTGCATCAGGGTGTTTTTCCCAATAAGCAACAAGGGTAGAGATTGAAATAATCCGCATTGTGTTTCCTTTTATAACCTTTCTTTTATTATATCCCAATTTGGGATTTTATCAACAGCAAGGAGTCCTTTATGGCAACATTCAACAAAATCTTAAACCCAGTCTATTCAACCATCTCTGGTTTCACCATGAATTCAGACGGTTCAATGAACGTGACTTACGCTATCGGCACAGGTACGGAAGAGGCGGAACAAATCACCGAATTTCGACCGCTTGTGACGGAATACAAATACCTAGATAGCACACAAGCACACGCCATTATGTTCGCCCCGCTCACACAGGGTGATATTGGCAAATCGTTCCAAGATTTAATGCTCAACCGAATTTATAGCTATATGAAAGAGCAGGGAATGATTGAGGTGTAAGGTACTCCCCGAGGCGTGACAAGCACTTCGGGGTTTTTATTTGTGAGGGAATATGGTTACTACAGCAACACTTTCGGTCAATGTAACCGCAAACGGGGCAAGAGCTGCAGGCAATGATTTAAGCCATCTTGCCCGTCAATCTAGCAAAGCGGAACAGGCAGTTGCCGCAGTGGAAACACAACTAAACCGAATGCAAAAACTTTTGGCGATTGGTGGTTTAGCGAGCTTGGGGAAACAGGTATTAGATGCCGCTGATAAAATGCAATCGCTACACAGTCAGCTCAAGCAAGTGACGAGCGGGATGACCGATTACACTCACGCAGAAAAGGCGTTATTTGAGATTAGTCAACGCACCACCGCAAGCCTTGAAGCGACCACGCAAACGTTCGTCAGCACTAAACGGGCATTAGCGGAAATGGGCGTCACCACGAATCAAACGCTCAAGTTCACCGAAACACTAAATAAAGCAATGGCAGTGGGCAGTGTGAATGCCGAAAGTCAAAAATCGGCATTGTTGCAACTTTCACAGGCATTAGGGTCTGGTGTGCTCCAAGGTGATGAGTTCCGTTCCATTGCTGAAAATGCCCCGAGTATTTTAGATGTGGTGGCGGAATATATGGGTAAGTCACGGGCTGAAATTAAGAAATTAGCTTCTGATGGGAAAATTACCTCTAAAGTTTTATTTGAAGCAATCAGTGGTGCAAGCGGTAAAATTTCCGCAAAGTTTGACGAAATGCCCATGACCTTCGGGCAGGCAATGCAGCAAATGGAAAATGCGTGGCTGAAATTTGTTGATGGCTTAAATAGCAGTGGGGTAATGAGTGCCTTAGCACAGTCAGTCAGTTTTCTGGCACAGCATTTTGATGTATTAGCAAAAGCGGTTGGTTATACAACAGTCGCTTATGTAACTTGGGTAGCTACGCAAAAATTAGGGACTTTAACGCAAGGTGTAGGTGCTTTAGATTTGCTTTGCAAAGGTTATCTCGGTTTAACATCTGCTATTCGTGGTGCAACAGTTGCAATGATGACGAATCCATTAGGTTTGTTGGCAGTTGCGATTACTGCTGCCGCTTTTGCTTTTGATGCCTTTTTATCAGATATGACCTTTGGGGCTTCTGAAATTGGTACCACGTGGGGCGATGTGGCAACAGGTGTTTGGCAAGATTTTACCTCATTGATGAGTAATGCGGCTAAAGCGGTTATTTCTTATTGGGACGATGCAACAAAACAAACTTCGGGCTTTTGGGAAAGTGCTCTTTCGGCTGTTATTAGTGCAGCTCATCTCATTGTAGAGGCTTGGCAACAAAGCACAAATGCAATAATTGGTTTATTTGTTGCTGGTTACAATTCCATTTCGATTATTTGGGGAGATTTACCGAATGCGTTCTCAGCAATTGGTAAATCTGCTATCAATTCGCTTATTTCAATTATCGAGCGTGGTTTAAATTATCTTGCTCAAGGATTATCGTCCTTTTTGTCATTATTTAATTCTGCGTCTAATGCCGTCGGTTTAGGAGATTTATTCGATACTTCTGCAATGCAAGTAAAACTCCCTAAATTGGAATTAACAGAAGCTCAAAACCAAATTAAATCGGATCTTAGCCAAGCAATGAGCGATGCTTTCTTAAGAGATTATGTGGGAGAGACTATTCGAGGTGTAACAGGTTATCTGCAAAGTGCAGGCGATAGGGTCAGAAAAGAAAAACAGGAAAACGGCAATTACCAAGAAGGCGAATGGGCAGGATTAAAAAATACACCTTCATTAGATAAAAGCGGCAAAGGCAACAAAAAAGCCAAAAAAGAGAAATCTTCCGAAGACTACCGCAATGAGTGGGATAAATACTACGACGATTTAGTCAATGCTAATGCCACCGCGTGGGAGAAAATCCAATACGCCCAAGATGTGGCAATGCGTGAGCTTGAAAAACGCCTCTCTCACGGTGTGGTGACTCAAGAAGAAGCGGAAAAAGCCCGCACGCTGATTGGACAGCAATATGCTAAACAACGCTCAGAGTTAGCGGGGCAATATGCCCCAGAAATTGCTTATCAAAACAAGCTCAAAGAGCAGTTGCAAGATATACAACAACTGGAAAAAGGTGGTGCATTAACCACCGAACAAGCTGCACGGGCACGCCAAAATTTAGGTGCAAAATACTCGCCTTTAATTGCCGCAATGGAAGAGTATCATCAGAAATTAGCTGAAATTGAGGCATTAGAAAAAGCACGCATACTCACCACTGAGCAGGCAAATATCGCCCGAACCGATGCCGAATATGAAAAATGGAAAGGCACAGCCGATAAAGCCGACCCAATGAATGGGATTCGTCAAGGTTGGGAAGAATGGGCAAAAACGGCAGGTAATACGATGGAACAAGTGGCGAACATCACTACACAAGCCTTTGACGGAATGGCTGACCAACTCACCAATTTTGTGATGACAGGTAAAGCCGATTTCCGCAGCCTCACCGTTTCTATTTTGTCGGATATTTCCAAGATGATTATTAAGATGATGATCTTAAATGCAGTAAAAGCGGCATTCGGAGGCTTTTCTGGAGGTGGTTTAGTAGGTAGTACAGAAGTTAATGGTAACGCTACTTATGGCATGGGCACGTGGGCCACAGGCGGCTACACAGGCAACGGTAGCAAATATGAACCTGCAGGTATCGTCCACAAAGGCGAATATGTGATTACCAAAGAAGCAACGGCACGGCTTGGACGCGGATTTCTTGACCAACTTAACTACGGCGGTTCAACAGGCTACGCAACGGGAGGATTGGTTGGCGGCTCAAGCACTGTGCCAACATTACCGAATAACGCCCAAGCAAGCCAAAATAACACCATCACTATTACCGTAAACGTTGATCAAAATGGCAACACTCACAGCCAAACCGAGGGACAAACCTCTGAAAAAGAGGCAAAACAGCTTAGTAAAACGATTGAAGCAAAAGTATTGGAGGTGTTAGTTAAACAAAAACGAAATGGTAATTTATTAGCGTAATTTGACCGCTTGTAGCTCTTGTTACAAGCGGTTTTCTTTTGGAGAAAAAATGGAAAACGTTACTTTAGAAATGATACGCGGCGATGATGATGGCTGGACGTTTGAAGTCCTCGAAGAATTACCAAGGCTTGAGCTGGCACAATGTCGCTTTGACTTACATATCAAACCCGACAAAGGCAGCATTATCAAACTCTCAAGCGAAACGGGCAAAATCACAACCGAAGGCAATTTGATTCACGTAGTCATCGCACATAGCAAAACCGAAAATGTGACTTGGGAACAAGCACAATGGGATTTGCAATGTGTCGACCCACACCAAAAAGTCACTACCCTCGTGGGGGGTGATTTCACGTTAATTCCTGATATTACACGGAGCGAATAATGGAAAAAATCACGATTCGAATTAGAGACAAACCCCAAATCCGAGTGAAATTGGCAGAGCGTAAGCCGATAAAAATTAACATCCATCGGCTAGCGACCACCTCGCCAAACCTTCCACCCTTAAGCGATTTAATCCTGAATTACAAAATAGGACGACTATGACAACACAAAACATTCAACAACTTTTAAGTGAGTTTGCTCAATACTTAGGCGAGCAAGACAAAGCCCTTTATCAACAGCTCGAAGCGAAAATCAATCAACTCAAAGCGGATTTACTCGGTGGCGAAGTGTCGGCTGATTTAGATACGTTCAGAGAGTTAGCTGATGAGTTACGTAAGCTGAAAGAAAATGGTAGCTCGGTACCAGAGGCATTAACCACTAAACTGACGGAATTTAAAACCGCTTTAGATGGCATTAGCGAACAAATGACCGCACTTAACAATGCGGATTTAAAAGCCGCATATCAACGTGGCAGAGCATAATTTTTTTACACAAGGAGAACACTTATGACAACAGAAATACAAACCCCTTACGAGCTTTTTGCTTACCAAGTGGGACAAGATATGAACGCATTGGAAAATCGTGTGATGGTGTTGGAAAGCAAATCTACTCCAACGATGCCGAAAGTAGAAGTACCTAAAACTCAGCTGATGGCAGTATTTACTGCAACGATTCAACCAGCCTTGCGTGCAGAAGATGAACACAAGGTCAATAGTGGTGAATATGAGCAAGATGAGAGCCATATTCTAGGGACGATTCAAGTGTCGGCAAAATATGCGGGCTATCAGTTTTTGATATTAGACCAAGCTAGTAGCAACCGACCAATGGCTGGCGTAGTGGGTGCAAATGGTGTGATGAGTTTCTATTCACAAACTACGCATGCTCGCAATGTGGTGGTGTTCTTGTATCAGCCAGAGCAAGCAGAAACTTCGGTGTACTTTGATGTGAAGGAAGTGCCGAAAATTAAAGGTGTGATATTAGCCCATGTTAATGAGGTTTTTGTTGAGCAAGGTGCTGATGGAAGAATTTCGTATGTTAAATTAAAAGGCACAAATGCCAAAGGTCAGCCTGAAGAACGTTACCTTGAATATGGTCGAGATAAGTTGAAAGTCACTGCATTTGAGGAAAATACCGACGGGCAGACCAGTGAATTTGTAACGATTGATACCAACGCAGGTATTGGAAATGATGAAGCAACTGAGCTTATGGCGGAGGTAGATGAATATGATCCAAACCGCATTGCAAATCCACCAAGAGGACGAGGTTTTGGTATAGATGAGAAGAAAATTCGCTTAGAAATTACGACAAAAGAGGGCTTTGAGCTTTCAAAAGAAGTCGAAAATTTCAAATGGGCTGAACAGCATCAGTAATAAGCAGTCGTTGAAAACGGGTTGAATATTCAGCCCGTTTGTCTGAATAAATATGAGTGGTTAAAAAATGAGTTTCGAAAAAAATGGGAGGGTTTCGGAAATGAGATAAATTTAAGGTATGTAAGTGTTTGATTTTATGAGGAAATTCAGAGCCAATATAATTGTTCTTTATTTTCCTTAAAAAGTGAGAGTTTTTACACTCTTGCTTGCTATGAATCATTTATTATTTTTTCGGCCGAGCTTAAGTCCACAGGTGTGCTAAGACCTAGATATGCACATTTTCTAGCTCTCTCCTCCGATAGTGTCTAGCACTAATCCCGTCTTCGATCTTTTCTGTTTTCTACATACTCACGAACACCATCCCCCCTTATCATCGACACCACCACTTGGCATAAAAAAATCCCCGCATAATAATTTATAATAGCAGGCAGTTTGGAGGTTGTTTTTTAACTAACCTTGATTAAAGCCAATATATATCGACATAAAATCACAATAATTATAATTCGGTACACGCCTCCATTTTTTAAACTCATTAAGTATCATAAAAGTACAAAACTATATAAGTCAATAATGATCCAACCCCAAAAAGTTAGCCTTTTATTTAAAAGGCTGCTTTCGATATTGTATCGGACTCAGTCCTTTTAATTTTAATTGGAGTCGTTCTTCATTATAGTACCGGACATAATCATTGATAACCTTTTCGAGACATACTTTGAGAAATCCTATTTTTCGCTAATAGGCGTTGATAGCTCGGCATTTGATAATGGATTCCTTGGTCTGAATATAATATTTCTCGGCAATTTTTCCACCGCTTGTAATAGCATTTCTTGCACTAACATGCCATTTGGGCGACAACTTAATCCATAAGCAATCAGTTCATTATTAAAGCAATCTAAAATTGGGGAAAATAGCGCTTTTCGTCTTTCACGCTAAATTCGGTAATATCGGTCAGCCACTTCTCATTTGGTTTACTCGCACTAAAATCCCGTTGTAACAGGTTCGGTGCAATTTTGCCTTGTTCACCTATCTGCCGAAGAGAATGGTTTGAACAACACTATGTTTAAATTCAGGAGAGTAAATTCTTTTGCGGTGTAATACCGCTAATCCATGAGTGCCTGAATATTTGTATTGTGCAATCCAATATCTAACGGTTTTTGCCGCTAAGTTGAAATGCTTTAATGCTAAAGCAAGATTTTCGTGATGTTCGAAATAGAAATTCACGACTTGTTGTTTGAGAAGTTGATTGTATTTAGTCATAAAAAAATCTGCACCTTAGTCAGTTGGTTGTTTAGTCCAACTTTTGGGGTGCAGATCAATCAATATAGGGCGTTATTATTAACAACTAAGTAATATCAAAATATTCCTCTGTATGTTCTAAATGACTTAAAAAATTTTTTGCTTCATTAGCAAAAGCATAAACAAAATTAAAAAGCATTATTTCGGTATATACATTAAAAACTTCAGGCTGATTCCATTCATTACGATGAACACATGGTAAAACACCTTCAAGAACAATAAAATTACTATCTTGATTAGGTAATCCTATAGCTTTTGTAAATACTGCTGGTGCTAATATATTAGCATCGGCACTCAGATGATTATTCCATAAATATAAGTGGGTATAATTAAAATCCTCATTAACTTTAAAATAAGCTTTAATCTCATAACCATATATGAAATGAACTAGAAATATATCAAAGATAATTCCTGTTTCATTGTGCTGCACACTCACAGCTTCATTATCATAATGGCTTAGTTTAGCCTGAAATAGAGTATTTCCAAATTCATCTTCATTCATGTAATACCGCTCACCATCTATATTTACTCCTGAATAAGTGATAATAGAGATAATTTCATCTGGAGAATAATGCGGTTTCATATATTTCTCCTATTTTTTGATACAAGTGATAACAATAGATTTAGGATGGCTTCTTTGGAATTTCTGAATCGCTTCAAATTCACTATTTGCCGACACAATTGTATTGGCAATACTCTTTCTGGAAGAATCAATATAAAATCGAATTTCAAATCTGTTCATTTTCACTTCCTTTTAATGAAAAATTAAAATTTAATCGGGATGTTTCCTTAGATATGTCAATATCTAAGGACTTCAGTATACTGAAGTGAAAATTTAGGTTATTTTTTGTACTAAAAAGAAAAATGGGGATTAAGAAGATATAGATAGAAAGCGGTAAGATAAAGCAGTAAGATTTTGAGGGTTGTTTACAAATATGATAAACGACAAAAAGCCAAAACCCCGCAGTATTGCTACAACGCTTTCGCTTAAATTCA